GGGTTTGTGAATAGGGTTCCGAGACCCATTGTATATACTATTCTGGACATGTCAGTCTCCTATTGTTGGGTTTGCGTCTAGTACAAAGTCTTATACTTTACTATCTTGTCTTTACGCTTGGCGTAGACTTTCTTGATTAGTCTTACTACCTGCTCTTGTAGGTATACGTCTGCTTCATGCTCGTCAGCGTCCGTAGGGACGCCGTGAGCGCCGTTAAGCATTCTGGCTACGTGATGTGCCTCATGCCATGTAACGTACTCCTCGTAGCACTCAGGGAGCGCTACGTACATCTTGCCGCCGTGTGTTAGAACTGCCCCTTCCATTGCGCTTCTGTCGAGTTCAAGTTTGTCCCATGACTCGTCACTGGTTGCTATATAGATGGGGAAGTTGAATGGCTCCACTAATACTCGGGCTGGCTTCATTGCGGTTCTACCTTGTTACTTGTTACGTTCGTTATAGATGTCCTCTTCGATGTGGTCGAGTCGGATGTTCTGTTCGATGTCTATCCCTATGAGGCCAAGCTCACCGCGTGACCATTGGTAACGGAATGTCTTAGCGTACTCCAGCTCCTCTGCGTGCTTACGGCTGTGTTCCTCCAGAGTAGAGATTCTACTCTCTACTATGAAGAACTGGCCGAGGAATAGGGACAGCCCCACGCCTATCGCAACTAGGTTGCGGATAGGAATGGTTATGTCTGTGCTGTCGTTAACTTCCATAGGCTTCTACCTTATGGGAGAGTACGTGTAGTCAGTGTGTCGTCTATCAGGAACAGCTCTTCTACCATTACCTCTACTGCGAGGTGGTTAGATGCGTTGATACGGGACAGCTCTAGGAGGGCTGCACAAAGTGCGCGTGCGTCTACTTCTGGTTGGGTGCCTTCGACGAGCTGAAACTCGACTACTGCTGCGTTTGTGATTGGCATGGTGTTATTCCTTATACTGGTACGATGATCCAAGATGAATCGTTAAATCCGGGCTTGCTGCCCATACGGAGCCAAGGGGCACCGAGAGTTTTGCTTACGTAGAGTACACCGGGGTTAGCGATGTCTTCAACGGTAAGGGGGGTGTTCCAGCGGCTACGATCTGCGCCTATCTGGTTAACTGAGGCAGAAATGTCTGCCATATCAGTTAGTGATACTTTCTGTGGTGCTGCCATTAGGTGGCTCCTTGATTGTCTGAGGTTGTGAGGCTGCGAGCAGCTCTGTTAGCCTAGCTATCTGCTTCTCTAGGGTTCGTCGCTGTCTCCATGCGCCATATGCGGCTATAGGTGACGGTAATGCCATGCCGACTGCAAAGGCAAACGCCAATACCAGCCACATTGGGTATTCCTGCACATCCGTGTAGGTCTGTTCTACTACTTCGGCTGTATATGAAGATGTTGTGCTATCTCCTGTGGCAACCTTTACGAAACTCTCCTCTTCGATGCCTGTCTCGTGCGTACCGCCGACTGTTAGGTCAGCAGATACTGGAGTTAGGCTCATCGAGGGTAATCCTGTACATCCTGTTAACAGGAGTGCAAGTATTAGGTACTTCATCGTCTTCTTCTCCTGCTATTGGTTTGAAGGGCCTTGTTCTGAACGATTCCTGCGCGTGCTCGGGATTCTATGCCCTCTGCTACTCGCTGTTCCTGAGATCCGTGGGATGCCCAGTCATTCATGAACTGTACTGCGGTATTGGTACGCTTCTGAGACATCCTCACTTCCTCGTCAACGGCTATTCGGTCTACCCAAGGGCGTACTGCCCCTGCTAGTGAATCTAGCCTGTCATCGTGGATTAGAGCGCCCTTGTCGCGGCTTATCTTGGACATCTGGTGCCAGAGTGTGTATACAGTCCGATGATCCATTGCATACTTCTGAGTAGTGCGGATATCTTCCTTCCATACGTCCTCGTTTACGATAAGTCGGTGTCTACCCATTACTGGCTCTAGTGTGTCGATAATACGTAGTTCTTTCTGGCCTGTCTCCATGATATCCTCGATCTGAGGAGATCCGGGGTGTCCTGCCTGTTTGTAAGCGTTCAATAGCACGGGTCTCCACATCTGAGCGAATGCACCGTTACCATAGTTGGCTTCTACGTCTATCTTGTTCACCATGTGCTTTAGAGCTAATACTGAGAGCTTCTCGAACACCTCGTCTGCATATCCGCCTTCTAGTGATAGCTGTTCCATCAGGAACACGTATCCGTGTAGAAAGTAGGTTACTGACGCTACTGTCTCGTCTCCGTTCTTACCGCCGCCTGCTGGGTCAACGTATATCATCTTTCCTTCGTATTCGTGCAGCTCAGGAGCTACAGTGAAGGGTCGGTACAGGTCTATCCCGTCTGGGTGTCCTGCTACTGTTATACGCTTGTCCTTGTCAGGCATCCAGTTGATTTGGCCGGGAGCTGAGTCCAGACTGAGGTTCATAGTGATCAGGTTCTTGCTTTTCAGCGGGTACCGATCCGCGTCCATGAGGCGCGTATTCAGCATGTGCTGAAGTTGAAAGTAGGGTGTACCTTGATCGACTTCCTTCTTTACGAGGGAGTCTTCCGGTAACAGGATAGAATCAGTGACCTTCCCTTGATCTCCCAGTGGCCCTCCGCCAGTTTGCAGTGTCGGGTCTGCTAACATGCGTTGGGCAAAGAGTGGGGCTAGGTGGTCTCCGTAGTTCTCCATTTGCTTAGGGGTAGGGTATCTACCCGGCCAGATGCGGATCTTGTAACCACGACCCGGCAGAGCGTTATATATGGAGTCGGTTGTCTGAGGTGTGCCCAGATAACAGATTCTACCGTGCTGACAGATGGATGTAAAATCCTTAGAGAGATGTTGTAGTTGCTGTCTCTGTATTTCCGTCATACCGTTCTTGGACGATTCGATATCGTCCGGTACTAGCAAGTCGGCTCTTCGTCCCTGCATGTTTGCAGTGACACCGATACATGCTACTGAGGGTGACTTCTCAGCCCCTTTTAACTGCCAATGAACATCGAACGCCTTAGCAGATGATCTGTCGCCGTGATTCCGATCAGGCCGCAGACATTCTAAGATGTCGAAGTTCATGATAATTTGTATCACCCAGTTGGCGATCTCCATAGCCACATCGCTACCAGCACTGATAATCAGTATCCGGTACTTCGGGTCATGGATCAAACACCATACTGCGTATATAGCTACAATACTGCTCTTAGCCTGCGAGCGTTGGGCTTGTATCATTAGATACTGAGGCCCATGCTGCAAGTACTTACCTATGTCTATCTGTACGTCTGTACAGGTAAAGCCCATCAGGTCTTCCATTACGTCGATTAGGAAAGGCTCAAAGCTTGCGTATTCGATACGCAGTGCCTCAAGCTTGTCCCACCTAGCACTGGACTCAAGTAGTAAGTCGTTCATAGTGCTCTCCTAGTTAGTCACTACTAGAGGCGAGTCGTAAGCCCCGCTTCTCTCGCTTTCTCTTGAGCATCTCATCGAGTTCATTCATGTTCTCGTCGTCTGCTATACTAGCTGTTATATCGTTGTCTTTCAGAAACTTGATGGCGACGCCGAGAGTAGCCGGGGTAGCAACTGCTACCACCGACTTTTCTCCGTTCTCGTCTGTCATCGTTATAGTCTCACTGAGTTGACTGATCAGCACACGCGCGACTTCGCCGTGCAGTGCTGACAGCTCCTGCTCTGTAGATCGTGCCATGTTACATCTCCAGTTGTTTCTCTAATGTTTCAATACGTGCTGTTAGCTCCTTAATAGACTCGACTAAGAGTCCTACCATGTTTCCGTATCCTAACGCGAGATAGCCTTCTTCGTTTTCAAGAACAGCTTCGGGAAGCACTTCCCGGACATCCTGAGCAATAAGACCAGTAGCCCTGTTTTTTATGTTTTCATCAGTATACTGAAAAGTAACGCCGTTAAGCTTTTGTACTTTAGATAGAGCGTTAACAATAGGTTCAATGTCTTTCTTTAATCTTTTGTCTGAGCTAGAAGTCATTGTTCCTGAGTGAACCCAATTACCTCCTGTTCCTTTAAGTTCATTAGTGGTAGATTTCAGAAAAATGTGTCCAACAGTAGTGTTGTTCACCTGCGATCCGTTAGAGCTTATAATAATGCCGTTATCAGCTTGATTGGCATATCCTGCGTTTCTACCAATAGCAATAGAATTACTGCCTTGGTTAGTTCTTCCTGATGTACTACCCAAGGCAATAGCGTAGGTACCTTGGGCGTCTGTCCCTGCCTCTCTACCGACAGCGACAGCGTTAGAACCCTGCGTGGTCTTTCCTGCTGCGTTACCTATAGATACAGCGGATGCGCCCTGTGTGGTTTGTCCTGCTGAGGTTCCAACAGCTACAGAGTTATTGCCCTGAGTAGCGTTACCAGCAGCTCTTCCTACGGCTACAGTGTTACTGCCCTGAGTAGTTACTCCAGCATTGGTTCCAGCTCGGAAGCTATTAGTGCCAGCACCGGGACTCAGTACTGGGCTACCAGTGACAGTAAGTCCAGCACCTGCTGCTACTGCTCCAAAGAAAGTTCCGGGGCCTATGCTTAGGAAACCACTCGGCCCCATTGCACAAGCTGAGTTGAATGATACAGTTCCTGTACCGTTAGCCCCAAGGAATAGGTTATCCCCATTCTGGTATACCGCTGCGTTACCTGTAGGAGCGTCTGAGTATACCTTCAGTCCTGCTGTTCCGCTTGCTGGTAGAGAGTACGTCTGCGTTCCAGTCCATGTGTTGTCCAACGGGATGAGGTCTGCGCCATCAGCTCCTGCTGGCCCCATGATGTTCTCACCACTGGGAAACCACTGTGACCCTGTGCGTACCCAGACATTGCCTGTAGCGCCATCGAGGTAGTAGTCACCTGTAGCTCCGATAGAGCTTGATGGGTTGCCGTTGCCTGAGAACCATCGAGCGCCATCTAGACCGTTGGTTCCGTTAGTACCGTCAGCTCCGGGTGGGCCATCGGCACCGTCTGCTCCGGGTGGGCCTGCTGGGCCCTCTGGGCCTTCTGGGCCTACACCGCCACCGCCACTGGCGGCTATGGCGAAGTTGTAGTCTAGGTCGTCATTGAAGCGACCTGCACGCTGTTTGCGCGTGTCGTGGAATAGTACCATGCCCGTGGCGGGGTCTGTGGGCCCATTCGGGGATGTGTCAGTACTCATATACTACTCCTTAATAAGTGCCCCTTTCGGGGCTAAGTCTAGTCGTCTACCATCTCATTCATCAATCTGAACAAGATGTTGCCTACGGCTGTAGTTCCTAGTGGTGCAGCAACCTGCTGCGTCC